TATCTGTTCCCTAAAAGTCAGAAAGGAGTACGATTGCGCACATTATGTGCGCCAATAAAGGTTTTTTGTGCAGGTCTGTTGTCCATAATATGGTTTTCCCACCACAAAAGGCTATTTGCTGGTGGTGCAGTATCCTGACGGTACTCTGGGAGCCACACATACTTCAACATCTGGTTGCAAATAGCCAACGAAATAACCCTGTCGTCATGAGGGCTACCAGCAGTTTTACCATTCTCCTTGCGGACAAAGGTCCGCAACTCGGCAATAGTCAAACGGTCATAAACCTCAATAGCGTTATCACGCAAAGCAGCAGATAACTCGTCAATCATCAACGGTTTAGTGGTTGCGCTAGTGCGCCAACCCAAAATATCTGTAGCCTCAGGACGAACATGCGCTAAACGACGCTGCTTATAAATATTCTTATAACCATACTTCTGAATAGCCTTAAGAGTGGTTAAACCGTGGTTGTTATTTTCAACACCCAACAAAGCATTATTATACCACCAGCCCAACTCGGACAATAGTTCACCAAACAGGTCTGGCTCAATGCGACCATGCCAAGTAGCAACAACAATACCAGTATCAGCCTGAATAATATGTGCAGAACTATAGTCACCATAACTTAAACCTTCAGCGACATCCGCTCCAATCACATAAACAGACTCATGTCTAGGGAAATCCCACACCATCATCTCACCATTGTCACTGTGACGGAATTCACCAGCCCCATCAGAATACAAATGGTAGTATCCTCGTGCTGGCTCAACAATAGTCATATCATCCAGCATCTGTGTATCAAAAACAGGGTTACCCGACTTAATAAACGCTTCCTCAGGGAATGTTGGATACTCCTGATGCAACTGCCACGGACTCATGTTTGCGGCTTTAGCATCATACCAATCTTGTCCACGCTCACCATCAGCCGACCAAGGGAAAAAGATACCCTTAAACTTGTTGGCTCCAGTTTGGGAGCCAACCCATAACTGATGATAAAAGTTACCAGAACCGTTAGCGGTGGACAAACCAATAACTCGTCCGCCGACATCCGCTACAGGCTCAATAGAAGCCCACGCTTCCTCAGCGTTAGGCAAAAACGCCCACTCGTCCACAATAACCAAATACACCGACTCACCACGAGCAGGGTCATTACTAGATGGCAAAGACTCAATAGCAGACTCATTATCAAACACCATTTTTAACTGATGTTCTGTTACTTGCTTTGGTCCCCGTTCACGCATCCATAACGGCAAAAATCTAAAACCATACTTAGCCTTAGCCAACAACTTAACTGATTCACGCTCGGTGCGTGATAACATAACAATAAAACGGTCATTAGCAAAATATGCTAACCAAAAACTATAGGCTGCTGCCAAAGTAGAAAACCCAATCTGACGGGCTTTCAAAACTATACTATAGCGTTCAGACATCCAAACACGAATAGTTTCAATCTGAGCAGGGCGTAACTCTAGGTTAATTCGCCCATGACTAGGATGTTTAATATACCAATACTTGGAACAAAAGTATGAAAACGCTTCTAACTGCTCATCAACCGTAGCGTTTTCTGGTCCACGGCATTTACGCCATTCAGCCTCGTTTAATAGTTCAGTTAATTCCATCTGGTTTTCCGCCCCAAGGTCCCCAACCGTCACCATAACGGTTATCAGCATAATCATAAATAGCCATCATAGCCTTACCACTAATAATGGGATTATACAGTTCTTTACATTTTGTTAAGACACCAGCATCTTGAAGAAAACCCTGCTTAGTGTACTTATTTGGTTTACACCAAAACTTATTAATTTGAAATAACCCGATAGACCCACCCATAGGGTCATCACGGTTAATCACCGATGCGTTGCATCGTGATTCCCGCCACATAATATAATCCACCTCGTACATCATGTCCCTGCTATCTGAAACCATCTCTATAATACCGTAGTGGTTCCAACACTTCAGGGTTGGGTAATGTTTAGCGTGGACAACAACTGGTGAAGCCAAAAAATATATGGCAATAGCCATTAAAATTGTTTTCTTCATACTACCATCCTAGATGACTACAGTCATCCATCGGGGATATTACTTAAACAAAGCCTTAAACGCCTCGTGGACCTTCTTTGGGTCATCTGCAAACTCTGGTGACAATTCTAGGTGGTACCAGTCACCATTCGGCGCACCCGTAAGGGTCGCCTTAGTGTAATTACTCCAACCTTTACGGGTGCACTTATAGCCACGCCCGTAAGGTTTAGGGAAATAATCCAACACTAATTCTACACCCAACGCATCAGCGTTGGAAACAATCATTTCAATAATCTTGTTGGCTTCTTCACGGGACTTTCCACGCCAACTCAAGTCCATAGCCCGACCCGTTGAGTGAACACTAAGGTATTCAGGCTTTCCTTTAATTGCACGAACGCCCCATGTCCCATTATTCCAAAGATTTCCCTTAGACAGTAGTGAGACATGTTTCACAAAGGCTTCTGTGCCTTTGCGTTTACCTTTGGCTATCCCATCGGATACGCCAGTATATTTCAAACTAGGTCATCCCATGTAGGGATTTCGCTGAACAACGCTTCATCTGTCTTGCGATTCTCTGCCCGTTGGGCGTATTCGCCCAACCCAAGTGCAGACAAAACAAAAGCAATGGCTGGTTCAGTTGGTACATCTGGTACCAAAAAAGAAACGACTAACGCAACAGCGGATGAAACAAATGCTGCCAGACGGACAGGATTGTTATAAACAAATGCTTTAATCTTTTCCATACTATAGGCTGTCTGTTCCCTAGTGATATATCAGATTATTCAGTTATTACAGATGAAACAGGTTTAACAAACTTGTCATTAGCACTATCGTAAGTCCAACCAATGCTTGCATAGGTCTCACGAAAGTTGTTGTTGTATGAAGTTTGTAGCCACTCACCCTCAATACCTAATGAAGCAATAAATGTTTGACCAACTGGTTCTGATTGAGGGAAATCTAAATCACCGCAATCTCTGTTCGCTATAACCATTACCTGTTCAACGATGCCGTTGTTTACAAGTGCAAAATGTGCCATTACGCAATCCTCCATCTAACACTGACAAAACCTGAACCACCGTTTGAGCCGTTTGCTACACCACATGCACCGCCACCGCCTGTACCAGAGTTGGCGGCTGAGTTTCCTGCCGTTGTTCCAGATGTACCACCACCGATTCCACCTGCTGCATATGTAACAGAAGTTCCAGTAAATGTTGTTGTCACTCCTGCGCCTGCTGCTCTTTGACCGCCTGCACCGCCCATACCTGCACCGCCACCATTTTCGCCAGAACCATTTGAACTACCAGATGTAAAACCATAAAGTTGTTGTGATGCTGCACCAGCGTTTCCACCGTAACCGCCTCGGTAACTTGCACCACCTGAGTTTGGTCCTGCAACTGCACCACCCCATCGCTGTCCACCACCTGCGCCACCTGCATATTGTGATTTGATTGTTGCTACTCCAGACCATCCACCGAATCCAGCAGGTTCACCAGTACCACCACCTGCGCCGACTGTGACTGCGTATGTTCCCGCAGGGATATAAAGCGTGCTGACTTGATACATTCCCGCACCGCCACCGCCGCCTCCTTCACCGCCACCAGTTGAGCCACCACCGCCACCGCCGCCAGCGAGAATCAAAACATCAAACAATCCTGCTGCCGAAACAACCAAGTTATTTCCTGATGTAAAATCAACACGCTGCCAAGTAAAACCACCATCAGTATATGAGGCACTAGGTGTTGGTGTGCCTGTGGCAACACCATAACCAGCAACAACACCAATACCAACGGCAGGTTTACCCCAAGAAGTAACGCTTGGATTAGTAAAAACTCTTTCAACTGAACGCATGAATGCCTTAAGCAGTGATTCGGTTTACGAAACCATGAATTGTAATAACACTTGCAGTTCCAGCAAATGCACGAATAACCTTAGCGGTAGCGTTGCCCTGAATTGGCAACCCTGGAATCATTGCATATAAACCGTTTTCAGCAGGAACAGTGAACTCAATGTGACCGTTAGGTGCTGTTGTTTCACCCCACTCAATGGTTACCTTTACGCTAGATGCACTAGAGTTGTGTGCATAAATCCAAACCTCATCAATAGTTGTTGAAACAGTTGATGCGGTATGAATTGCTGTCCCTGGGGTTGCCGTAGCGGCAACCAATGTTGCCAATCCAGTTCCAGTTGTTCCAGCAGGTTGTAGGGTTAATTTTGAAAATGTTGCCATATACTATATGTCCTTTGTTCCTTAATTGAAGATTTGTCCAGCGAGGACAAAATAATCGTCTTGTGAGTTTGGAATTGACTGGTTAACCCATTGGGTATTATAGTTAGTT